TGGTAAGTCCAAGACTATGAACTCACGGCACATCACAGGCCATGCTGTAGACCTTTGCCCATATCCTGTAGACTGGAACGACCACAGTAAGTTTGAAGCTATTGCTGAGGCCATGAAGGCTGCTGCTGAGGACTTGGGTATCCCACTAGAGTGGGGTGGTGATTGGAAGGGCGGTTGGGACAAACCTCACTTTGAACTGTCTAGAAAAAGTTACCCGTGATGATAACAAGAGTCTGTAACATTTGTGGTATAGAGAAACCACTAGAGGAACTCTCTAAAAATAAAAGTTCTCTCTATGGCAGGAAAAAAGAATGCAGGGAGTGCGCGACTAAGCGTACACTTTTGTCAAAAGACCCTGTTAAAAAGTCAGACTATGATAGGTCTCGTAGGTCCACTATTTCAGAAAAACTAAAAGAGTATGAAAAAAACCGAAGGGGTTTACCACATAGAAAAGCCCTTGCAGCAGAGGGCTCTAGACGAAGAAAAGCAAGGGTTCGTAATGCCATTCCCTCAGACTTTGATAGGGAGGGTGTTTTAGCTATGTATAACTTATCTCAGAAAATTACAGCTATAACTGGCGTAAAAATGCACGTTGACCATATTATACCACTATCTAAGGGTGGAGAACATAATGTAGGGAATTTACAACTTTTAGCTGCTACACTTAACATTGCTAAGGGTTCATCTACCCACTATCAACTGCCACACAAGGACTACCCAGCATGAGTGAAGAGGATACCCTCCGCCGTATTGAAAAGCTGGAGGCTGAGATTGAACGTCTGTGTGACACTATCTCTGAGCTTAACCTAACTATTGTCGTCCTAAACAAGACAGTTGAAAGTATGAGTGCAGCAGAGAAACGTAGGGCAGAGCTACGAGATAAGTCAGTGCTGTTTATCATTGGTGGTTTTATCTCTGCTGCTGTGGTCTGGATTATCAATGGTGGTCTAATCAAGTAAGGATGGGGCATGGCTGTTCAGAAGACCTTCAAAAGGGAAGTAGCCATTGCCCTCTTACTGTGGCTAGTTTATGTCGTAGAGGTAAAAGATGTCGGTATCGTTGAAGTTCTGGTCTGGCCGATCTTTGCATTTGTTACTGCTGCTTTTGGCCTTGACCAGTACAGCAAGTTGCAGCAACCCCCTAAGTCTCCTAACAGGATGGGGACCGAAGGTAGCGGCCAATATACAAGCGGGCAAGACCAATACTCAGACGGTGGGTACGACAAATAATGTTGAGCAGAAGGTTGTTAGCCCAACTGTTTCAAGAGACTTAGTCCAGTCTAGTGACACTACTGAGGTTAAAGCCGATAAGGTTGAGACAGTTAATGTTAGTAATACTGAGCCTTGGGTAATCCTACTGTTGATCTTAGGGTGGTTACTCCCATCACCTAATGAAATCGCTCGGTGGGTATCAAACTTATTTAAGCGTAAGACATAAAATAGAAAAAGCCGCAGGCGTCCTTGAGTGGATACCTGCGGCTTTATTTATTTCTACGGGGTCTTTTCTTCTTGCTTTTCGTGCATCTCCGCTAGAACTGATCCAATGACCATCTCTGCCATCCACACATCTTCTGCTAGACTATGGACCTTCCAAGCTAGATATAGGAGAACAATAAGCTCAAGGACTACGATAGCGTACCATACTTCCATTACTGCATGACCACTCGGATAAGTTCTGTCATATACCACTGAGCTTTGTTAAGGTCTTCTAGCCCATTCTTATAGCGCCAGCGATGCAAGTATTTAGCAATATTCCCTCGGAGGTATCCCACATACTCGTCGTGTGTCAGGAAGTCTTCAATGTAGTCGATACATTCGATCTTCCCCTGTCCGTAGTGGGCAGGGCTATTTACAGCATCTGTTTGTTGTTGGTCGGTAGCCCATTTAGCCATTATAGCTTCTCTTTCATAAAGATTTTAACCCACTGGGCGCAGATGTCACTACGCACAATATCCTCAACACCAAACTCAACAATAGGCACAGGTAGCATATGCTTCTTAGCCAAGTGAATAACCTTAGATAGGCCATCAGCTTCTTTAAGGTCAGACTGCTGTACGTCACCATTAAGCACAATGGTTGAACCTTCCCCTACACGGGTTAACAACATCTTAAGCTCGTGAGTAGTGATGTTCTGGCTCTCATCGACAATGATAAAGGCATTATCAAAGGAACGTCCTCGCATCAGAGCCAAGGGTGCCATTTCGATATTACCAGCTTTAATGGCAGTATCTACCACACCCTTACCCAAGTGTTTCTCAAGCACATCTAGCACTGGCAATGCCCAAGGCTTAGTCTTTTCCTCAAGGTCACCTTTCAAGAAGCCAAGCTCTTTACCAACAGCAACGTGAGGCCGTGTGATAACAATCTTGTCGATCTTTTTTAGGGTATACAGATCAGCAGCATAGGTAGCTGTAACGTAGGTCTTACCTGTACCTGCTGGCCCTAGTACAAAGACCTGAGAGCTTGTTCGTAGAGCCTCTAGGAACTCACGTTGTTTCTCTGTACGAGGTACAATACCTGATGTCGTCCGTACTTCAGCATTCTTGTACTTAGTCACACGCTTAGTCTTACGAGAGCCTTGAGGTGTGTCGTCGGGGATCATACTGGGCCTTCCTTAAACAATACTTCTAGTTCTGAGTAACCACCAATGGGCTTACTACCCTTATTGAAGATCAGAGGGACTGTAGTAAACCCACTTCTCATCATAAGGCTAACGACCCACACTTCCGAGGTAATGTCGATATATTTGTACTCTTCTCCTCTACTATCCAATAGCTCTTTGGTCCTATCACACCACTTGCAGTTTGGTCGTCCTAGAATAGTGTACATATTACCTTAGTCCCTAGGTCTTTGAGAGTTTCTCTTTGAGCAAATAACCCTCAAGCTGCCATATTTTATTTCTTGCATTACTACGAGCAATCTTACGTCCAATCTCAGGATCAAAGTTTTCTTGGGAAGCAGCGGCACTTTCTCCCGTGACACTGAAACCGTTGTTTAGGGTTAACATACAAATAGTTAGTGTTGTGTTAGGAAAAACATAGTAATCCTCCCTTTTGATAAGGGCATCAATTAACTCTGGTGTAACCCTAGGTGCTACAAGACCTTTGGATACAAGTTCACTCTCAATTTCTTTATCTTCCATAAGTAACCTCTTGTTAAAGTTAAAAGAGCAGTTTATACACTTACTCAGGTGTTGCCACTAGGTCAAGTCAACAATCTCACAGCTATCCCCAGAACAAGCTAGTGTCTGTGAACCTGACGTATTGTCTTCCTTTTCATACTCTGACAACTTGGACCAGTCAATAGCCTTTGGCATCAAAGCGAGAAGCTCTTCATAGTCATTCCGTCCAATCTCTTGGTAAGGTGCCTGTTGATAGGTATGCTCGTTGTATGGCAAGAAAGACACACCAGACATCTCATCAAAGTGCTTGTAGACAAAAGAACCTACTTCAAACCACTCATCCTTCTTGACGTTGATAGTAACTGACGGCTTATGTTCACACCAACTACGCTGATAGGCCAGCCACATCTCTAGCTGTTCAATAGCGTTCAGGTCTGAGGTAACTACTGCATTCTCTGGTGCCTTCATGGGGAAGCTGAACACGGTTGTCTGTGCAGGCTTAATCACATCTGGCTCAGAAGGAATGCCTTGGTCTTTCATAAACTGCGTCAGAGGGTCTTTGTTATCGCCCCTTACTGTACGGATATAATAAGGGCTGTGACGAGCATGAATACCAGAAGCGGAGTCCACAAGCTGGCTAACAGTACCGCTTGGCTTGACACAAGTGATGGCAGCACTAACAGGAATACCAAGACGATCAGCCCACTCAGCATTAGTAGCAATAGCGACATTTTTAAGATGCTCCAAGGTTACAGATAGGCCTGCATTCTTTGTCGTCATCAGGGGGTTATCCATAATCCCCGTCAAAGACACGCCAAGCAGACGCTCTTCTTCAGTGTTAGTTTGCCAAATCTTACGCAAGTAAGGGAACTTGGTGTAGGTAGATTGGATAGTTCCCAAGATAGTAGCAAGACGGACTTTCTCTTCTAGGGTCTCAATAGTGTCTGTTGCCCGTACTACAACTTCGGTTAGGTTGCAGAACTGGTAGGGTCGCAGGATTATCTCCGAACAAGGATTAGTACCAAACTCAAAATTAGGATCACGACGACCATTCTTAGCTGCCTGCTTCTTGGATGCCTGACGGTTAAAGATACCACGTTCACCAGAACCAGACTCTACCAGAGCCATCCATTCCCGCATAAAGCTGATGGCATCTGGCTTCTCAGTATAGCTCACGGAGTTGTTAGCAAGGCCACGCTGGGGGTTGTTTTCCCACCACTGACCAAACTTAGCGTAACGCATACGATCATCTGACAAGTTAGACAGAGAGATCATAGCTGAACGACGAACACCACCAACTACAACTACTTCACCAATCTTACACATGATGTCGTGACATTCAATAGAAGATAGCTTACGTCCCTTGGCATTTACAAAGACGTTGATGACGAAGTTAAACAGATCGACCAAAGGTGCTGGACCTGACGCACGACCACCAAAGGTCTTCAGTTTAGCACCAGCGGGGCGGACAAGAGATACATCCCACTTTGGAACTTCTCCAGAATACAGCAAAGCAATAACCTGACGGAGTGCCTTAGCCCAACCCTCTTTGCTATCTTTAACAACCACAACAGTCTCAGACTGGAACATGTTCTCAGGTACGTCTGGCAACTTAGTGACGAACTGACGCTCAACAGAGAAGCCAACACCTGTGCCACACAGCAAGATAAACATAGCTTCATCAAAGGACTTAGGGTCGTCTACAGGCAAGTAAGAGCAGTTATAACCAGCAGTATTGTCACGCTGTAGTGCAGGACCAGCAGTCATAACAGCCCGCATAGAAGGCATGATACCAAGATTGAGGATAGCCTCATGGATTTGATCCATAACGATACCATCGTCACCAATCTGCTTTGCAACTACATTGGTCATATACCGCTGGACTGTCTCGCCCCAGTTCTCACGACGTTCTTCTTTCTCAAGCCACCGTGCATAGCGTGAAGTTGCAATAAAGGACTGATAGTCCGTTGGAAGATAGTTACTTTGCATTTGTACCCCTACGCTTTTTATCTTGGTCTAGCCAAATCAGACTATCAATATCACAACGTCGGATACCAATATCTGATAATGTTTTGTCGTCCAGAGCATTAAGCTCTTTGATAACTACCCGATGTTTACGCCATGTATTTAAATAGCGTAGCCAACGGATAATCCAATTCTTCCTCAGATATCTTTTCATACTAGCCCACTCAGATCGACTTTTCGGTGATGGGGGTTCTTGATGATCTTACCATCTTCCCTACGCTTAACGGTTCCATCTGGTTGGATACACCGTCCAAGGTTATTAGCATGAACAAGCTGGAGTGCAAGCATTAAGTTCCAACCTTTAGCATTAGCATAACCAAAGATCACATAAACAAGATCGGCAAGTTCCTTTAGTTCATCCTCTGCACTAAAAGTCTCAGCCAACCATTCCTCATACTCTTCTTGGATCAGCTTTTCATACAGATCAGCATCTGGAGATTGACCTGTCATCTGGCTGAATACCCGTACCATATCCATTGGTGTCATAGTCAACCAGCTTCCTTTTGTGGGTTT